TATGCGTTACTTTAATAAATGGAATTAAATAGAATTGATAACAAACCTCGTTTATTTGTACTTTCATTTTTTAAGTTTAATTGTGGGATCAACCTCGATTATTTCAGGCGCCGTGTATAAGTGCATAAGTGTCCCGGATTTATCTGAATCCAATCCAATTAACCAATTTCTACCGAGACCTTTAATATCATCTTTATTAATTAAAAAATTGTGGATATATTCACTTTGCTTAAGAAGATCTTGCTTTTGCTCTTCCGTTTCAACTATTATTTTCATAAGGGTTATTTTTTCTTTTTTTAGTATCAAATGCTCTTTTAATATTGTTACCAATCACAACATAAAAAACTTCATTATTATCTTTTCTTTTATGTAAATAAAGTACCGCCATAATTTTCCTTTATTATAAATATCCATAATTTATGAAAAAGGTGATTTAATTGGTGGGTTATTTAATTAGAAAGTGGCATTCGTATTGCAGGATGACTTTGGTATCCTTCTATGATAAAATCACCGATTTCATAATGTGCAATATCATCAACTTTACTATCTAATATTTTTAACTTCGGTAATGGATATGGTTCTCTTGTTAATTGTTCTACAACACCTTCCTTTTGATTCAGGTAGATATGACAATCTCCCATATTAGCAATTAATTCATCAGGAACCATATTAACTTCTTTGGCTATGATTTCTAAAAGTAGAGCATAACTTGCGATGTTGAATGGGGTGCCCAACGGAACGTCTTGACTTCTAGTATTATACATTAAAGAGATTGCTCGTTTAGGAACTTCTTGCTCATCTAAAACACTTTCCATTTCACAAGTAATACCCCAATTATCCCAAGACCATTTATTTCTCTCTTCCATACTCAACTCTCTCGTATAAACTTGAAATCCATAATGACAGGGTGGAAGTACCATTTGGTCTAACTCACCTACATTCCAAGCATTAACCATTAATCGTCTTGAGTCAGGATTTGTTTTGAGTTCAGAGATTAGGTTTGCGATTTGGTCTACAGTTGGAGGAGTATATAGAGATGATTGTCCTATTTTTAAACCATCAGAATTATTTAGTATTTTAAAATCTATTTTTTCTTTAGTTTCCCAACTTCTCCACTGCTTACCATACACGGGCCCGAGCTCTCCAAATCGTTTAGCGAATGATTCGTCTGTTTTAATCTTTTCTATGAATTGTTCTTTTGATAGTAATTCACCATCATCATTAATATAATCATCTGGTGGTAATATAATCTCACCATCTCTACCTTCATAGGTTTTTTGAAAGTTCTTATACACATCCCCCGTCCAGATGTTGCAATCATTGTCAAGTAAGTACTTTAAGTCACTTCTACCTTTTAAGAACCATAGTAATTCTGTTACGATTGACTTCCAATGCACCTTCTTTGTTGTTAATAATGGAAATCCTTCACTCATTTTGTGGCGGATTTGTCTACCGAATACGCTTATGGTCCCTGTACCGGTTCTGTCTTTCTTTTCAACTCCATTGTGGATTATATCTAGAAGTAATTTTTGGTATTGTTTGTCTATATTCATAACTTTTTTAATTTTTCAACTACATTGTTATTCATCTGCGTACAAAAATCTCTTTCGAGCATATTCATTAGTGCTTGTTCGGCATCAACCCCATATTCACCCATCGCCATTTCAATACACTCGTCATCTGTTTTGTTGTGCCAGAAAGATAAGTGTTTTAATAAATCGTTTCCATCTATGTTTATATTCATAACTTTCTATTGTTTTTGTGTTATTGTTATTGGGTTATTTTTCCAAAATTCTCTACCTTCCTTACTATTATTAAAGAACATAAAAAATTCTCCATACTTACTTTTCACTTTTTCCATTTTTTGAATGTTGATTTCATCACTATCTCTAAAATTAATATGAATTTTAGCAAATGGATATAAACCACCTTCAAAATCTCGGTATGTGTATGTTAATTGTGCGACTGGTAATTTACACTCGCTCTTCATTTGTTGGTAAAATTCATTCATAACTTTCTATTGTTTCTTTAGTTGGGATGTTATAATGTACTATTAGTGTTGGTATAAATGATTTTCTATATTCACTTCCAACTGCGTGACTATATAGTACAGCATGCTGATGTAGGATTTCAATTTTATTTTTGTGAATGTAATCCCATATTTCGTCTTCACTCAACTCTCTAGTTACTGTGATTAGTTTGGTTGGGATATCATTATCAAGTAATCTATTCGTCCAAGCGTTCATATCTCCAACTGATTTGAATTCGGGTATTACAATCTCACCCTTTTCTTTCTTTTGATTAAAGATTACAACTCTCTCTTCCAAACTCAACTCTCTTTCCTCAATCTTTAATCCCCACTTTTCACTGAACTCCGGGTCTATTTTACATTTGTTGATGAACTCTTCTTGCGAGTAATGAACATAATTAGGATACCCGCTATTAAATTCAAGTCCATCTGATTTGAAATGTTTACCCCTCTCACTAAAAGTAATTGAACCTATTAAAGTGGTGCGGTAATTCTCATACGCATCATCAATTATCTGTTGTTGTTCGTTATTCATAACTTTCTATTTAAATAAAAATTTAGATTCATCACCAATTACTATAATTCTAACGAAAGGATTATCCATATTCGTATCAATAAATTCAGTATAATCTTTGTTTGAAATTTTGTTTCTTATAAATTCATCTATTTTAATAACAGGGTCGTTGTCTCCACGATAAGAAATACCCATTAATGTATTTGAACCTAATTTAGTGTATTCATATTCAATATTACCTTCTGTGTATTTTTTATTCAGCACATAGTGTCTTCCGATATATCCTCTATTTTCTGTAAAATAGTAGAGCATTTCATCGTCTTTTATTTCAGGAAACCCGTGTTGGTATGTTTGTACGGTAATCGTCTTCCAATTACCATCCATCGGTACATAACTAACTTCTGTTGAGTTATCTAAGTTGATTAAAAATGTTGGTTGTTTTACTTGTATCTTATTCATAACTTTCTATTGTTTTATCGTTGTATGTTATTGTGATTAATTTTCTAGGTATTGAATTGTCTAAATCAACTGACTCTTTTAACATATTCCACCCAATACCACCTCTATTTTCATAATCATATCCAGCAAAAATAATTCTTTCTTCCAAACTCAGCTCTTTTTCCTCAATCCTTAATCCCCACCTTCTAGCATACTCTTCATCAGTTTTAACCATTTCAACAAACTCGTCCTTGGTCATTCTTCTTGTTTCAATATTATGTCCTTCATACTGAAATGTTTTCTCCGCATCAGGGTTGATATCCCAATAGTTCTCATACGCATCATCAATAATCTGTTGTTGTTCGTTATTCATAACTTTCTATTTTTTTATTTGTCTCACTTCTTCTTCATCAATAAGTTGATTAAGTTCTTTAGTAACCCAATCTAAATTGTCTTCTGATATAGGTAATTGTTGTAATTCTTCAATCAATTTATTTTTGTTTTGTTCTGCTTCTTCTCTTGTCCAATTTTTGTTTTCCATATTTTTTTATTTAAATTTAATAATTAGTGAAGTTCTCATATACCTCATCAATAATATGCTGTTGTTCGTTATTCATAACTTTCTATTTTTTTAATTCTTCCCTACATCCATTACCCCACCGCTCATTAAACTTATCATCAGTTAATACTTTATCCTTGAACTCTTCGAATGAGTATTCCTCATAGTCTATCAAAGTAGGTTTAAGATAGGTACTAATATCTTCCCACTTCCAAGTATTATCTCGGTAATAGTCGAGGTATATTTTATATGCCTGTTTCGGTGTCATTTTTTATTTCTTCAAAAGGTAAATCCTCTATAATATAATCTATTAATCCTCTATCTGTTATGTCTATCCAACCAGTATCGTCCAGAATAAGAAAATCACTACCATTAGAGTGCTCACTGATTCTGATTTCGTATTCAACACCATTCTCATCTTCGATTGTACATTGCTTGGTTTCCATAAAGTAAACCAATTCAGGTTCTGTCTTTAATTTGTATGTCATATATTTTATTTTTTATCATTTTTACGAATTTGTCTTTCGATGTCAATAACACCAAATAAACATATTCCAATTAGAATACCTAAAACTGTTGATATGATTAATTCTGCCATATTATTTGATTAGTTTAGTGTTCAAGACATTTTTTATTAGAAAATAAAAGAAAGAAATCTTACTACATAGAATAGTCCAACAAATATAGTAATAATAAGCGAAATAAAAGCAAAAGTCGTAATTTTACGCCAAAAAATTTCCCATTCGAAATATACTTGCATAAGTACCCAAGATACAAATGAGGTAATAATACTTAAAATTAATACAAGAAAGTATATTTGAATACCCGTCATTTAAATTACTTAATTTCTATTTTTTTTACAACGGAGTAAGTAGTGTCACCAACTTTACTAACTGTTTCAATCCTAAAGAAATTTATTTCAGTTTTTTGTAATTCTGAGAGCTCTTCATTTTTATTACAAGAAGAAAAGAAAAAAACAGATGTCACAATCAAACCTAAGACTAATATTTTTGAATAATTTTTCATTTTAATTATATTTTTACGTTAACGTTATAAATTTTATTTGGTACTATCTCATCTGATAAAATTACCTCAACAGTTTTGTAATTTTTCCCGTCTTTTGAAATTTGAATATTAAATCTATCTGTTCCATCACACTCAGAAACTTTAAATTTAATGTTCACAACCTCTTTGGAAACTTGTTTTACAGTTATAAATTCAAATGTTATGGGTAAAATTATCAAATAATCAATCTCCACAGTTCCTGAATTACCTCCACAATTTGAATTAGAATGTGCCCTAATAAATCTTTGACTTTGTGGTTCCAAATGGAATGTATCCGACCCCAAAGGACCTATGTTTTTTTCTTTAGATAAAGAACCCCATTGTACACGGATATTTGCATTACAATTATTTTTGTTGGTGGTTTTTACAATAACCATACTACCTGAAAAACCGACAAATTCCAATATTAAGGAGTTATTTTCGGCAGAAATACCCCCATTTTGTGCAAATGACACAAAGGAAAAAAGGAATAATATAAAAGTTAAAAAATTTTTTTTCATCTTTTTAGTGTTTAAAGATTTGTTTAATTGTATTCATAAAAACATTAGAGTTAAAATTATTGAATTAACGAACATTTTCGAATAACCAATTTAGTAAATCAATATCTGAAATTAACACCCAATCTTCATTTACTAAAGTTTCAAAACTAATAGACCCCCCAGTCTCAGTCATTCTTACGAGGAACTCTTCACCGTTCTCATTTTCTATTATTAAATCTTTTTTTTCAATCCAAAAAAAATCTACAGGTTCGAATCTAGATAAAAAAGCTGCGGGAGGTGATTTTATAGTGTAGTTCATTTTTAAAAGAGTATTATTTTACAGTTTTTATTTAATTTTTTACATAGTGAAATACTATGTTGAGTACCTTTTGAGACCCCGTCCCAAAATGCGATAATTTCATCTGAGTTCTCAATAATATAATTATTTCGAATAAAACCTGCGGACTTACCAAATTTTTCCCACTTTGGTAAAAATATTTGAGTTGGTATGTTGTTCTCTTTTGCCCAAGATTCTCCAATAGTGTCTGCACCCTTTGCACCACCTGAAACAATCATAGTGACTTTATCTTTGTATGAATTTAGTACTTCATCCAATAAAGATTTGTCCTTAAAATTTCTACTCCCAATTATTGCTATTTTCATCTTTAATATTTGTGAATCCTACAAGATTAGGATTTTTCTCTATTATTTTTGCAATTGCGTTAACAATCTCTTTAGGACCAAATGATGTTTTCCAATCACATTCTTCAGAAACTTCGTTAACCCATTCCATATAAAGTTTGTACAGCTCCTCTTTATTTATTTCTATAACTTTTTCTTTTTTTCTAAGTTTTAAATTATTTTTCATCAACTCAGAAACTTTATCTAAAATTTCTTTACTAAATTTTTGATTTGTATTTTTCTCTTTCTCTTCTAACTGATTCATAGATTTCTTTTTTATATTCACTTTTAACTAATATATTACCAATACCACAACCACAAACTCCACTACCACCGTTTATTGGGTTACACCCGCACAAATGGTGGTAGGGTATAAGATTACAATTTTCATCTACCTTATCTTGTTCACAATCACTCTCATACAAATTTAATAATTGACGTATTTTTTCTTTTATCAATGACAGGTCATTTGTACGAGTAAATTCAGACTCCACTAATTTTTTAAATGTTTCAAATTTCATAAATTAAACATAATCTATAAGTTTATTTTCAGTATCAAAATTTAATACTATTGGTTTGTTCTCATACTCGTATCTTTCGTTTAATGTTGAAGCGTTTAAAAATTCAACATCATTGAATGACTTTTGTCCATACGCCCAATGAATATGACCGCACGCGTGAATTTTTGGTTTTATATCCATAATTCTGTTAAATAAATCTTCACATCCAACCATCGTACCGTTAGGTACGTGGTCTAACATTCTAAATGCTGGACCGTGAGTGATAAGAATATCAGTATTACCTGGTATTTTAACCCACTTTTCAGCAAGTTTTTCACCTCTTGGAAGATTGAATGCCCAATCATAAAATTCAGGTTGCCAAGGACTACCATAAATCTTTATCCCATCAATTTCAACACTACTATCAAAAAGATAAGTAACACCCTTCTCAATATATTCAGGAGCAATAGTATTTACCAATTCAAAACCGAAGTCGTGGTTTCCTGCGATAAACACCTTATGGGTAAAATCAGTATTACTAAACCAATCTAAAAAATCTTTTATTTCGTACGATTTTCCGGTATTAGTTATGTCTCCACAGTGGATTAAAATATCACCACTACCGAGGATATTACCCATTCTTTTACTTGTAAGATATTCGTGTTTTCCGTGAGTGTCACTAATAAATGTTATTTTTGTCGTCTTCATCGTCTTTAAAATTTAAAAAGTCTTCACCTTTATAATCAGGGTGTTCATTTTTCATTTTGTCTATTCCCGATACCCATAACCAAGAGATAACTGCGACAAATAAAAACATCCCAATAAAAAATATTGTTTCTTTCATTTTATTACTTTAATACAAAGATAAACTAATAAAATGAGAAATCATAATTTTTCTATCTTGAAATTTTTGTAAAATTTTGGATAACTTTCTAAATAACCTTTTAAAGTTTCTTTCTCATAATCTATGTTTTCCGCCATCCAATACCAATAAAGTTCTTTGTTTGGTTTGAAACCATAGTAATCGTGGACTTCATACTGAAATTTACATATTTTGTCGGCATATTCGTGTTGACCAACAATTATTAGTCCTGATGATATATCTTTAATGATATTATCTTCCCCGAGAGGGATAAATCTATTATTAATCCAATTAAGTCTTTCAATTAATTTTTGATAAAACATATTAGTCTGACCCCATCTTACCGATGCAAAGAATATTACACAATCAGATTCAAATAATTCTTTGGAAATTTTCCAAAGTTCATCATCTTCATTATGAAGAGATGCCCAACATCTATGATAACCTGAAGGATTTTTTTCTTCATCTTTTAAGAGAGCCTCTTTAATACCACACTTGTTACCATCTTCCCTTGAAACATTACCTTCACAAGGATAAATTTTTAAATCAGGAACATTAATCAAAGTAACATTGTCTAAATTTTCCGCAATTACTTCCGCAAGAATTGTAGACTTAGGGGTTTGTTTTTCTTCAATTTCTGAATATCTATTCGAACAAGTTAAAAATAAAACTTTTTTGAAATCTTTTAGAATTTCTATAGTTCTATCAATATTTTTGAAATTTGCATTACTCATATTATTAAATATCACAAGGAATCCACTTTTCCCCTTCCCAATACTCCGCCCCCGTAATTTCAAATTTGTGTGAATATAAATCTTTATAACCTTCGTATATGTACAAATAATTTATACCCTGTTCTTTACCAAACTTTGATAAAAGTAGAATAGAATTTTTTCCAAGAGAATGTTTTGGTAAATTTAGTGAATAAGAACTTTCAAATCCAAGGATAGAGTTTTCAAGTAACATAAATCTTGTATATCCAACCACAACACCATTTAAGGATATCAACATAACTTTTAGTTTAAAAAACTCAGAATTTTTTAAATAAAAATCTTTCATATCAAGAGACCTACTTTCAAAAAAATTGAAAAAGAAGTCATCAACACACTTTTGTTTTTGGTAATCAAAAAAGTCACATTTTATTAATGAAAAAGTTTTTTGTTGTCTTTTATCTAAAATAATTTTTTCATAATTAATTCTTATACTTTGGGATTGATACCAATAAATTGGTGGTTGAACGGAAGGTAACCAACCATTTTCTAATAAAAAATCTTCAGATTCACCTTCAGGAATCACAAATGCTTCACAAAAAACCCTATCTTCTATTACGTGACCTTTACTATGGTCAAATATTATTTTCATTTTTTTCTAAATCTAATTTATTATAATATTCGGACCTTTCAATATTGGATTCACCGGATTCTAAATCTGTATGGTCATAATTCATAATGTCTGTATCGGGAGTAACCCATCTTGAATTTCTTTCTGCAGTCCAAAGAGTCGTGTTATACTTTCTATGAATTACTAAATCTTGTTTTGTTGTAAAAGAAGGGTCGTGCATTACCAATCTATTGTTAGGTTGGATTGCGAAGTTTCCATTATCCATTGCTATAAAGTGACCACATTTGTGTTGCGATGGGAATTCGCTCAAACCAAAATCAGTATCACTCATATCGTCAGAACTACCCCAATCCAAAGTAAAAAGGTATCTTCCTGAATATTGAACTCTTCTCCTTGAAGTGAACTTACAAGTTTTATTTTTCAAAATTGGGAAGGAAGTTACTCCAACGTGATAAGTATAAGAATCCCATAAAACCAATTCATCAAGTTCCATTTGTGGGGCATCTTCTTTCCAACAAAATGCGTGAATTGGCATTCTCCACCATAATGCACCGTCCTCCATTATAAAATGGAATAAAGGAGCTTGAGCAGGAATGGAAGACATTCCAAAAATGTAACAAGGGAATTTTTTATCAAAAGAATCTTCTTGATTTCTTAAAAAATTACCTCTAATAAATGCTTCGACTACAGGAAGCGGAGTGTTTAAATATGACATATTAAAATTTTATTATTAATCCCACCAAGTGTTCATACCACTACCATCAAACCAATCATCCCAATCAATCCCTTTAGATTTTGCATATGATTCGTGGTGTTGACCTCTGAGAATTTCCCAAAGTTCATTCCATTCTTGAGTTTCAATTTCACGGGCTCTATTGTAAACTTTCTTATTATGTTCCGATTCTTTTTTAGTCAGATTATCTTTATATGAGTAGGTGCCATTTCCTTTAGGTACAAACTCCCAATCTTTAAAAATCAAAGAACCCAACTCTTTTTCTGCCATCTCAATATGATTTATACCATCCATATTATTAATAATTTCAACAACCCTTCTCATTTTTGCAACTTTCTTGAGTCGAGAAGAATCTACTTCCATCCCTTTGGTTTCAACATTATTTGCCATTATTTCAAATGAAGTTGACATCATTTTTAGAGTATAACTATAATCATACCATCTGAAGTTCCAAAGTACTTTTCTGAATGCCCACACATTTTTTACAAAACGAGGAATATCACGTCTAAGTAGGTCATAGATTTTGATAAAAAAGTTTCGATTCATAATTTCTATTTTTTTAAAAATTGTTTTTCCCAATCCTCTGTAGAGTCTACTTTTAAAGTATCAATTATTGGTTTAGTTTTAGGTTCATATCCACCACCGTGTAATCTATATCTAATTGAGTCCATTGTTTTTTCAATATAAATTACTTTATTTTCAATATTTTTACGAAAATTAGAAAACTTATTCGGATAGATGATGTAGAGCAAAACTAATAAAAAAAAAGGAATAAGAAAAAAATAGTACCAATTTTTTTTCTTGGTTTTTTCCAATTTTTTCGGTTCCTGAATAATTTCTTTGGGGGTTTCTATTTCTGTTTTTTCTATTTTCTTATCCTCAGTTTTGTTATTTGCAAATTTTTCAAATTCTGCAAACCAATCGTTATTATTTTTCATTGAAAAAATATAGTAAATAAAAAAAGACCCGTCAATACTGAGCGGGCCTTTTGGAATGGATATATGAGAACACTCTCGGGGAGTGATGTAAAGAATAAATATTCTTTTTTCCTCAAAAAGTCAACTAATTACTTCAATAAATTGTAATATTCTTTGAAATGTTTCAATCTATCAGGTAATCCTATAGTTCCACCATTCACACATTTTGTTACGGATGTAACAGACGTATCTGATGCGTCGGTGCATTTTGGTAAACATCTTTGGAAAAACCAAGCAGCGGATAGTAAAGGATATTTGGTTGCCACAAGGTCAGGATTTGAAAGAATATCTTCGTTTACGAATTTATCAAATGCAGAATAGTTGTCTTTACCTGTTAATTGGATAAATCCACGTCCACGGAATTTAAAACCTTCTTTTGTTTCTTCACTTCCATTTCCCATTCTACTTCCATAAACACGGGCGGCGATTTTTTCGGGTTGTCTCGCATAAGATTCTGCAAGATTTCCTGGAAAGTACTTTCCGAAGATTTTTTTCAAACCGTCCGCAGAATAGTTTAAGTTCTCGTTAACAACTTTAAAACCACCACTTTCGTGACCACACTGAGCTAAAAAGTGTGCAAGTTTTAATGGGGTATCAATCTTGAATTTTTCGGCTGTTTCGGGAATCATTGAAATAACTGAATCAGGAATATGACCTTTCAGTTTATCAAGTTTAAGTGAACCTGAAGGTTGGATTATAACATCTTCTTTAATGACTTCACCAAACATTTTGTTCCAAGTACCTTCTCCGACAATTCCGTCCGCAGTCAAACCATTTTTTGTTTGATAATCTTTAACCGCCTTTTCAGTTCCTGGACCGAAGATGCCATCCGCAGTTAATCCTAGTTTAGATTGGAGTTTTTTTACGTCATCTCCTTTAGACCCATTTTTTAATAGCATAAAAAAAATATTTATTAGGTTTAGTTTCTAATAAATATTTTTATAATTAAACTTTTTATCGGGGAAATTAATTAATAATAACACCAATTGCAAATACCACCCATACAACAAGAACACCACCAATACCATATCCTAATCTTTTTCTGGTTCTTTTTTCTATATATTCTAAACGTTCTATTCTTTTTGTTTCGTTTTTTAGAGAATCAATTGTATAGTTCGCAGTAAAAAGATTGGATTTAAATAGTTGTAAACTATCATTTGTTTTTTCGCGTTGAAAGTCAACTACCCTTACCTGATGAGATTTTGTTTTAATTTGACTATTCAATTCAACAATACTGTCATTTAATATATTAAATTGATTATCAATCTGTTCCGCTTGCGGTACTGTCATAATAACGACCTGAACACCATTTATTTTTTTAGTTGTTGGATATTGCGCGGATACGAAAAGAGCGACCAGCATCACTAGCATCGTCAAGTTTATCTTTAAGTTCATTGTTTTCTTCTTTTAATTGTTTTATTTCGTTTTCTAATTGACCAATTTTCTTTACAGTGTTATCTACTTTATTGGTTATCGTAGTATCACTTTTTTTACTTGCCTCTGTTGCAATTTCAAATGTTTCTTTATTTTGTTGAATTAAAGAATCAACATTAATTCCTGAATTGGACATTATCGGGGCATTATCACCACAACCAATTATTGAAATTAATAGTATTGATATAAAAATTTTTCTCATATTATTTTATTTGTTTTTCTTATCGTCTTGTGTTGCGTACTTAATACCCATAATTGTACCAACTATTGAAAAAGCATTTGTTAGTAAAACACTAAACATATTACTCCAAGTTGACCCGATTATTTGAGTGTCCTTACCTGTTATCATTGCCAACCAATATAAAACAGTGGTAACAGCCCCAACACCTACTATTACAGCCAACGCAACTTTAACAATCACTTTGATTAATTCACTTTGACTCTTTTTAATAGTTGCATCTAAATCATTCAAAGCGGCATTCTTTTCTACCTCTATAGCATCTTTAAGTTTGTTTGAATTATCTAACTCAATTTGTAAACTTTTTGAAAGTTCATCTATTCTCTTTTTACTGTTAATGGTTTCAGTAATGTCATTGGCAATTTTCATTACTTTTTTACAAGTACCATCGTTGCTAAGTATTGGATTGTAAGTTGCTTTCAAAAAAATAGGGGTTCCATCTACTTTCCTTCTCTCGTACTCCCCCTCAAAGAACTTTCCACTTTTTAACTTTACCCAAAACTCTTTATACTCATCTGATTTTGAATACTCATAACTAATAAAAATACTGTGGTGCTTTCCAATAATTTTACTTTCATCTTTTTCGTCAAATCCCATTGCCTTTAGAAATATGGAATTTGCACCAAGTATGTATCCATCACAATCAAAATAGATAATCGCATTACTTTTACTTACCGCATTAATTTCATTCTTTGCTATTACAGTTGTACTAATGTCACTAGCGACTTTCATTATCTTAGTTACCTCACCATCTTCATTTAGTATTGGGTTATAAGTTGCCTGTAAGTAAATAATACTTCCGTCTAACTTAATTCTTTCAAACTCACCTTCATAAAACTTTCCACCCCTTAATGTTTCCCAAAACTTTTTATACTCATCTGACTTTGCATATTCAGGAGAAACAAAAATACTATGGTGCTGACCAATAATCTTTTCGTGTTCACCATCCTTGTATCCCATCGTTTCTAAAAAGATAGTATTCACACCTAATATGATACCCGCAAGGTCAAAGTAGATAATAGCGTTACTTCTATTTATCGCTTCCATTCTACTCAACAACTCTTCTTTTGATAGTTGTTTCATATTATTTAATTTTACCTAATTCTTGTAATACCGCGATTTTAGATGCGGCGGCAGATAATGTACTGTCTGATTTTCTTAACGCATTAGTTAACATATCAACCTTTGTTTCTAATTTTTCAATTTTAGCGTTTTGCGATGCTTGACTTGACGTATTACTCATTTTAATGTCCACATATAAATAACCAACTGCGATTATACATATAAACATCAAACCCTTAACAGGTTCTTTTGCAAATTCTTTGAAGGAAATTGGTGGTTTTATTTTATCAACTGCTTGAGCAGCAACTGATTCGGCTTTTTCGGTAGTTTTTTTGGTTGCCATTTTATTTTTTTTTAACTTTGTGTGAGATTTATTATTTACTTTTACAAAATATAAATATTATAGAAAGTAAGTAATTACAAGTATTTATATTAAAATAAATTATCTAAATATGGATTTTTTAAACGAAATATCAAGAATTAAGAAAGTGATGGGTATAAATGAAGCGGAAGGTAGTGGAAAACAAATGAATATTAACTTAAAAAAAGTTGTTTATACACTAACTCTATTAAAATTATACACCAAAAAAATTGAGAAAATGTTAATGGATTTGTCTTACTTAGCGGAAGACAGAATTATTGATTTTGATATGGTTGAGAGAGGACTTAGAAAAATATTACTTAAAAAAGGTGATAAGAAAAAAAATGTTGAAGAGTATTTTACTAAAATTAACTCATCACTTAGATATAGAGAAAGAAGTGGTTATGGAGTAGAACCTGAAAGTGAAGACTATGAATTTGAACCACAAGAACCATCAATCATTCCAAAAAAAATCTACAAAAAAGAACTATATTATTTACAGGTTGAATTGTTAAAACTACAAGAATGGTTAAAAAATATTGGAAAAACGGTAATTGTTGTTTTTGAAGGAAGAGATTCTGCAGGAAAGGGTTCAACCATTAAGAAATTTACGGAAAACTTAAATCCAAGACATTATAATGTTGTTGCTTTGGGAGTACCTACACCTGAAGATAGAAAAAATTGGTGGGACAGATATAAAAGAGAAATTAAAAAAGGGATGATTAATCTTTTTGACAGGAGTTGGTATAACAGAGGATTGGTTGAACCTGTTATGGGTTACGGAAGTCCTGAAGAATATGAAGATTTTATGGAAAATGTTGAAGATTTTGAAAATGATTTGGTAAAAGAAGGAGATTACCTTTTCAAACTTTGGTTTTCTATTGATAAAGGAACTCAAGCAAGAAGATTTCAAATTCGTCAACAATCCCCTTTGAAATATTGGAAATATTCACCCAATGACGCAAGAATGCAAGACTTGTGGGACAGATTTACAGAATTTAAAGAGAAATTATTTGATAAAACCTCAACAGTAAATCATCCGTGGGTTGTAATTGACTCTGAAGATAAAAAAATATCAGGACTCAATGCGATAAGATATATTTTACAGAATATTCCTTATGAAAATAAAAACGAAGATGCAGTAAATGTTGAATATCCTGAAGTATTGACTATTTTGAAACCTTAAGATTCTTCAATTTTATTTATTTCCACACTTTGACCTCCAACCCATATGTCAAAAATTAAAAGAACAACATATGCCTCAATTTCATCAAAGTGATGTTGTTCAGGATGTGAGAATTTTAAAAAAATCCACCATAAAATTCTTATACCTAAATAAAATTTCGCTATTAAAATTACTAAAGTAAAAAAAAGTTTCATATCGTAATAATAAAACTATTTATTGATAAAAAGAAGTGTATGAAAACATTAAAAAATATAATAAGAGAGAGTTTAGAAAAACTTTCTGAAAAAACACTAATTCTGACTGAAAATGTTAAAGTTTCTGATGAGTTGAAATATCATATTGAGAATGAATTATCACTTACTGATAATATTTTTAGAGTATATAGTCAAAAATATTTTGATTTAGTTAACGAAGTGAGAGAACTTTGGGTAAAAGGATTAATCAGATTGAATGAAGAAGACACTTTAATGGTTAAATCTGACCTAGGTTTTTATATTATTGAAGAAGGTGAAAAAATATACTTAGATGCACCGTACATTGAGGAATTTGAAACTGAAGAAGATATATTAATGGAGGTTAAACATAAAGGTAAAAATGTTAATTTGGGAAAGCCTTTTAGGACCCCGGGTGGACCTAAAAAGTTCGCAGTTTACGTAAGAAAACCTGGAGGAGGAATTAAGAAAGTTACTTTTGGTGACCCAAATCTAAAAGTTAGAAACAGAAATCCAAAAGCCGCAAAATCTTTCAGAGCAAGACATAAATGTTCACAAAAAAAAGACAGAACTACTGCAGGTTATTGGAGTTGTAATGTGGGTCGATATTCTAAACAACTTGGTTTATCAAGTAGTAATAGTTGGTAATATATGGAATTTCCTTTCGAACAAGAAATTAAAAACGGTAAGATAATTAGAACTTTTCTTACAAATGTTGATTCAGAAGAATTAAAATGGCATCAAGATTTGAAAGACAGAAAAGTCAAAATACTTGAATCTGGTGGATGGTATTTTCAGATTGAAAATGCTTTGCCAAACAAATTGGTAGATGGTCAAATCTTAGAAATACCGAAATTTGTTTGGCATAGAGTCATTAAAGGAAACAGCACATTAATTGTAGAAATAGAGGAATTCTAAATATTTAACCTCTCGTTGGAGTTTGAAACGCTTCATTTGTTACATACGTCGTATCTGTAATTGTACCATAATCAATCATATTTTCATAATCGATATTAGTTAATGTAAAATTTTCATCCGCATTTATTGTCATCCTAATATTCTCTTCTATAGGTTCTGATATATGTAGGTTTTTTATAGAATCATATAAAATATATTTACACTCATTTGCGACTTCCAATTTCAATTCAAATCCACATAAGTCGGAGTTACTTTTATCAGATTTAAAAATATTTTTTATTATGTCATACAGATAAGATTCGCATTCTATTTCAAGAGAATCAATTCTGTTATCTACACTATTCCAAAAACTTAATTCATCTGATTTTTTTATTTCTTTATACCCTGCAAATTTATAACCTGTTTTTTTATTTATAAAATAAACTAAAACTCCTCTATCCCAATACTTTGCAAAGTATTCTTTTTCATATCTTGAAGTTGTGCACCATTTGGTTGATGCACCATATTTTATTGAAGCTAAATAAGTTAAAGGTCTTAGAACAACCCAAGTTTCGTTTTCAAATTCTTTATAAATTTGAGACTCATAATTTTTCTCAGAGTCTCGTAAAGACGCAATGTTAACATCTCTTTTAACCTCTTCAATTGATTTGTATTTTAGAATATCTTTTGTTGGTAACAATTTTCTCTCACCATATTCCATTAAATCTTGAATTGTCTCTAAAATATCGGAATCAATCCGGTCTAAAAGAATACTATAGATATACATCTCTTGAACAGTCAAATTATTTGATAATACATTTCGTTCTTCAAATAGTCTTTTTATATGATTAACCCTATCTTTATAATTAATATCTTCTAAAACAGTAAGTGATTCTGAAAGAATTTTACAAATAACAGGAGTATACTTGTGAGATTTAGTTACATCAATAATTTTTGCTAAATCCACAAAACTAAAAGAAAGAGTCGGGTATTGTTTTTTTAATTGTTCTATTTTTGACATTACTTTTTTTTTAAAAAATAAAACTTTCTTACCTTTGTGTCAATTAAAAAAAAATATATTTATTAATATGGAAACAAAAAAAAAATTTGAAATTCTAATATCTGAAATTATTGATTTTGAGAGAAATGAAACTCTTACTGAAGGATTGATTGTAGAACAAAAAATGAATTCATTAGTTAGAAAAATAGTGAGAGATATTATTAATTTATTAAAAAAAGAAAATGAAGGTTCTTTTGAACTACCTTCAGACGTAAATTCAGAGGAAGAGTTATATTCTTCAAAAGATTTTGACACGGAATTTTCTTTAGAAGTAAACTTAAAATACGACGAAAATATTAATAAATTTAAAATGGATGCCAATTTTTATAAAGATGAAGACACTCTTGAAATAAACATAGTATTAAATCCTAAGACTTATTTTAAGGATATTCAAAATATGATTGGTCCTTTAAATGAATTATTAGTTCACGAACTAACACATTTAAAACAATATGAGAGGGGTGAAAATCTACCTGATGAGGAACCTGAAAGTAATTTTGAATATTATACACAACCTCACGAATTGGAGGCACAATACAAAGGTTTCAAAAGAAGAGCAAAAAAAGAAAAACGAAGTATTGATTCGGTTATGGATGAGTGGTTTAAGGAAAATCAAAATATTCACAATCTTTCATCCACAGAGGTAAAAAAATTGAAAAACGCAATTCTTAATTGGGAATTTTATTGATTCTTTTTGGTTGCTCTTAATAATAATTCTGATAAAACATCCGCAACACCTAACACAAGCCCTGATGCGATGACTCTAGCGGTAATCATTGTGATTGTTTTTTCCAAATTTTGACTTTGTGATAAAAAGGCAGTCAAATCAGGAATTATAGGTATTAAAAAGGCGTATGATATTATTTCTGAAGTACTGTTAAGTGAAATTCTTAAGGATTGAATGAATTTGACAAAAACAGATTTCAAGTCTTTACCTTTTTCTAAAACTCTGTTGAAAGTTTCTGTTAAACCCTCTTCTTTAATTTTTTCTTTTATCTTCGAAATATTTTCTGAATTGTCATAAAATAAAACCGCGGCAACACCACACAGAATTAAAGATGTTTGATTTTCGTCTAATGTAAAATTACCTGATTTAATAAAATTATCTAATGGCATTACAATTCCGGCCATCGAAGGTCCCCAAGTTAATAAAAGTCTGATGTTGAGTTTGTATTTTTTACTAACTCTATTTAATAACTTATTTGAAAATGAAGTTAGTTTTCTTACTGACTCCATAACCTTTGGATTACCAACTGATTCAGCAATTAATTTAAGTTGTGATTCTGTTATTAAAAAGTTCATATTTATATAAATACTAACTAATATTTATTTATATGAAAGATTTTAATTTAAACTTGGAAGTAGGTGATAATATCATAATTCTCCATATGGAGGGGGAAAGTGGAATTAGATTAGGTACTCCTGGAGTTGTAATGGGTATAACAAACGACCCTTTTGAGGATGATAATAAATTTGTTCAGGTGATGTGGGATAATGGAAGTACACTGTCTTTAATGACTAAGTACGATAAATGGAAAAAGGTTGGAAGTAAAAAAATTAATGAAGGAAGACCTGAAAAATTTTATAAAGAAAATAAAGAATTATTTGAAAACTTTGACCACAAATTCTTCAGAGAATATCTTTTGAAAATACGTGAAAGTGGGATTATCAATATGTTTGGTGCCGCCCCACTTTTATATGGTGGCGCGGAACATATAGATAGATATTATGGAGAAAATCCTCCTAATGAAGATGCTTTCCAAGATGTATTAGATATGGCTAACGAATCAAAAGACAAAATGATACAAGGAGTAGTGAAATATTTAAAATCTAAAAACAAAGAAATTGAACTAGAGCAAGTACAAAGACTTTTACAAAAATTTGCAACTAAAATTGTTGTTTTCTACATTGAGTTTTCTTGATTTTTTTCCTCACAGGTTTTTTTTCCTAATTCAAAACAATATTCCATAGCCTTTAACACAGATTCTTTATCAAGAATTACACTGTGATTAATAAAAGTTTTAAATATTTCTTCAAAGTTTACCATTACTTAGAAATCAACATATTTGTTTGTGATATAGGAACTCTTAACACTGGTGTTGTTTTGTCATCATTTTTTTGTATCACTTCATAATAACCTGTATCTCCAAGATGTTTAACAGTTGGGCAATCATAAAATGTGTAAAGAATTTGTGATTCTTCATCTTTTCCTTCGTAAAGTTTAACGACTTTTGTGGTTGTGTTGAATACTAATGTTTGCATAAATTAAAAGTTTAAAAAGAAAACAAGTGAAACTAAATCAGTCTTTAGTAAACTACCAATAAACTATCAGAAGATAAAGTTCACTTGTTTCTACAAAAGTATAACAAATTACTGAAACTCGGTCAATATTTTTTTTTATTTAGTAAAGATATTTATAAGAAACTTTTATTATGAAATTTTACTCATTAGGACAACTTTCAAACTCAGAAAGAGCGGATATTTTAAACAAACATAAAGAAATATATGATGGATATAGGAGAGTATGGCAACCAGTTTCTAACGAGCAACCTCTTTACGTGCAAGATTTTGCAAATGATAAAGAAGGATTAGTTGTCACAAATAAAGGAGATGTAAAAAAATACACAAACGTAGGTATAAATGAACAATGGCAATTTTTAGCTGCAGACGCTTTAGCAAGTGAAATTGTAGGTTCTGAATTAGCCCCCTTAATTGCACCAAAAATACAAAAAAAATTGGATGATGTTGGAAAAAAAATTAAAGATACTTTTAGTAATATTAAAAGCCCTACGAGTTCAGAAAAAGATATTGATGAAGACATATACGATGTTCAAGATATTGACCCTAAAGCAAAGTTTGATTACATAGAAGAGGATTTTGAAGACTTTACATCTGCTTTTTCTGATAAAATTGAAGAAGAGGTTGGTGGACCACTTTATTCAGAGGTAAAACCAGCATATTCTTTTGTTTCTGACGGACCTTTGAGTGAGGAGGGTTTAGAAGAAATGTTCTATGATACAAGTGATTGGGATGATGACCTTTTCTATGAAAAATTACCCGATTATTCTGAAGATAAACGAAAAGAACGATACTCTGCCTTTGACAAAATAAGAATGGGTGCGGATATTGAAGATATTGATTGGGAAGATGTTGATGATGATATTAAGGAATCTTTTTTAATTCAAAAAAACAAAATTAACGAAATGTTCGACAGATTCTCAAAATATAATTAATATTATTACTATAATTAATATGAAATCCACCCAATTGGGTGGATTTTTATTTTTTTTATGATATTTGTTTATAAAACGTTTTTTATGGAGATAACAGAAATTGTTTCATACTTTTTGGATTTGGATAAAAATATTTTAGAAGTTAATTTTAGAACAATCAACGACGATGATGAATCAGTTAGAATTGACAATATTGATTACAATTTAGTTGAAGAATATGGGTATGAATTAGAATCTGAAACATTTGATTTGTTTGGATTTGATGATGATGAGGATAATACCAAAATAGACGAAATAGAATTAGACGAAGAATCTTTAATATCTTTTTTAAATGAATATTATACGGTTAATCCAACTATTTTACCTAAACCAGAGATTCTTTAAGGTCCTACTCGAGTTAGGGATAATGTCATTACTTGTTTTTCACCTAAATCACCCATAGGCCAAATACCTGAACTTTTTAATTGAAGACTTTCAAAACCATCATCTTCTATGTTGAAAGTCATTCTTCTGAATTCACCATTTTCAGTGATGTAATCAAACTGTAATACACCATAAAAAAAAGAATTGTTAAATCGAACATTGTAAAATACTTCGTTGTATTTCCAAACATCTCTACCAAATTGGTCAACTCCTAACAAACCAAATCTTACTGTTGAGTAATCAAAATGAATATAAAAATTATTTATTTGGATTGAATCAAAAGGGTCCCCCAAAAAGTTATTTTTATAAAAAGAACCTAAAAGGTAGGTTGAGTCCGAACTTGTGTTTTGGTCAACACTTGTAATCTGTAATTTACTCACAACATATTTACCACTAAGTGTTAAATCAGAATGTTCAGTGAAATATACTTCACAGGAAGAAAGTAAAAAAGATAAAAAAATTAATATTCTCATAATTCAGCTAAATTATACCTTTTTTTTGAAACTACAAAATATTTATTACTTATGAACTTAGACATTGACTTTCTCATATCATTTTATAAGAAAAACACATCAAAAACTAATAAAAAAGAAGTTTCAGAACAAGATGCGGGTACTTCTACAGGGGGAAGTGGTAAAACCCCAAAAAAATGGGAATCCGGTAGAAAATTCGGTAAAACATATATGAATGACCCAAAATATGTTTGGGTTTCTGACATTACAAGAGGAAAGGCTAATTCTTTATATTATTAAACGACAATTTTCTAATACGAAGATATATTTATAAAAAAAAACATTATGATACAAGAGAACTTAACACCAAAAGAGGCTTTAGAAAGGGCTAAACTTTTGATGAAATATGATACAAGAAAAACATTGACTGAGAATCAAGAGAGTCAAAAACCGTTGAACGAAATTGCCCCTGTAATTGCTGCAGTAGCAGCTGCTCCTTGGCTTTATGGTGCAGGTGCTACGGCAGTTGCCGCTATTTCCAAATGGATATATGATGCAAATGCTTCTTCGAGTTCTTGGGGAAAGATTACTACTTTTTTTGAAGGTTGTAGTGCAGTTATATCAAAATTGAAGCCGACTTCAGGTGTAAACCATAGAGACGCTGCAAATAGTATTTATAACGCAATTGATGGATTGGGAACTGATGAGGACGCTGTTTTAGAAGCTCTTAGCTCAATGAAGACCCCTGCTGATTTATGTGAATTAAAAAGAGTTTATGATTTAAAATACGGAGACTTAATAGATGATTTAGATGGTGACTTCGATGGCTCTTCAGTTACAAAATATATATGGGCACCTATTGCAGATATAATTGACGCAAATCCATTACCAACAACAACAGAACCACCAGTAGAAACTACTGATGAAAGACAAAAAAACATCAACAGTGTTTGGTGTACAGTTAAAAACGGTGTAATTTATGCATCAAATCCGGTAGTTAATGGTATGGAATGGGCTGATTATGTTGTTAAATACAAAGTAACAAGTGAGGAAATAGCAACCGCAAAAGCAGCAACCTGTCCTAAAAAAAGTGAAGAGAGAGATGAAGATAGTGATAAAGACAAGAAGAAAAAAACTTCTTTCGTATGGAAAACAGATTGTTCACCTAACTATACTAAAGGTTGTAAATCAGATAAAATTGCGGAAGCTCAAAGATGCTTAGGATTAACCGATGATGGTAAATTTGGCCCTAAAACACAAAACAAATTAGCACAAAAAGGGTTTCCAAATGGATTCTCAGATTCTGATATTCCAAAAATATGCGGTACAGGAGGGGCAACCACTTCAAAAGAAGAAAAACCTGACGTAGATAAAATAAATGTAAGTGACATTAATTATTAAAAAATAAATAAAATGAAATTCAAATTACAAGAAAACGAGGTAAAATGAATCCTTGAAATGCATAGCAACTTCAAAAAAACATTATTGAAGGAAGATGCTAATGACGATGCAAAATTTCAATTAGAGGCAATGGTTAAAAAAGGATGTATAACCGGTGGCGCTATTCAAGAAATCAATACAAAATTGACCACTGAGAAATGGGCAATAAAAAATACCAGTACAATGAATCCTAGTAAATCTAGGTACTTCTTGAATAATGGTGATGTTTTAGAATGGGATGGTACAAAATTGAGTAAACTTACAAAAAAATGGGATGTTGAGGCTTGTAGAACAAAAGAAATTAAACAGGTATTGACTGCCGCGGAAGAACAAGAAATTGAAAGAGATGGGTGGTTGACTGCTGACCAAGCTATTGCTCAAGGGGTGTCTTTTCAAAAGGGTCAATACGATGAAAAATCATTTGCAGGAATCAGATATTTTAAAAAGAAAGGTGTAGAAATTTCAGGTCAAGCTTCTACAGAACAAGAACAATTATCAACCTATCTCACAGCCACTTATGGAAAACGTTATAGTATTAGAGTTGATGGTTCATTAAATACTGATAAATTAAATGCTTTTTGTTGGGCATTTCCTGGTGAACAACCTGCGGTTTCATCACCTAAATGGAAATCACAAAAAGTAAGTGCAGGAGGGGCATATGGTACTGAAACAGTTGAAATATTCAGAAATCCTATGTGTACTCAAGAAACAAGACAAATTTCAAGAGAAAGAGGTACTCAAGAAAGACAAGCAATCTTTCTTACTCCTGACCAATGTGCACAACAAATTAATGATTATTATGCGGATTACGAAAATGGAGTTGATTCAACAACCGATGAATTTAGAACTAATAAAGAAACTGTTAAAAGATGTAAAGTTAAGTTTTGTTCACAAGACAAGGTAAAATCAGGTGGAAAATGTGAAGGTAAATGGAAACAAGGTTTATTTGGTGGGGGAAATAGATTGAATTCAATAATCGATTTCTTATCACACAAACCTAACAGTATTGGTCAATTAAGTAGAGCCGATAATTATAGTTTATTACAATAATTTATTAAAAATGAAAAAAGAAATAAGAAAAGCGATTTTAGAGGCAAAAGAAAAAAAAGATATTCTCCTAATTGAACAAGAAATATCAACCAAAAGATTTTCTTTCATACTAAAAGACATAAAGTCAAAAAAAGATTATTATGCTTTGACGGAGAATAAAAAAATTAAATTACTTTTTTCAATCGCTAATGAGTACAATAGTTTGAGTAATTCAATTGTGAGTGAATCTTTTGATTTGGGTGGTATTTTGAAGGGTTTATTAGGGAACTTATTTGGAGGAAGTACAATAGAGACAATTGCGGAACCATTTGTAAATGCGATACTGACAAAGTTGGGTATGCCACAAGGGTTCTGGAAAAATTTCTTAATCTCTTTCATAACTACAAATCCCACAGAATTCTTAAAATCTTTCTCCGATTGTAAAATAATGACAAAATTACTTACAAGGTCGTTGGTTGAGGGATTGGTTATGAATTTACAAACACAATCAGGATTTGGTGGATTTTTCCCTGATTTGGTAAGAAACGTACTTGGAGATACGATTAGAGAAAGTGATTTTGTATCAGGAATTGAAAATGGTATTTCAGGAACAATATGTTCTTTGTTTGATAAATTCAGTTCAAATGCGAGCTCACTAAAGAACACATTATCACCAATAATGTCACAGAGTCCTACTACATAATATTGAATCTTCGGGCTTAAAAGCTCTTGGATATAAATGGGAACAAAAAAAAGAGGGGGTATTCCAAAATCTAAAAAGAGGGTGTCGAAAGACACCCTTTTTTTTATTTAACTTTTTTTGATGTAACGATTTCATCAATAATACCATAATCTAAAGATTCCTGACTATCCAACCATAAGTCTCTTTGAGCATCTTTCATTACTTTTTCCGCAGGTTTTCCGCAATACTCACCAAGAAGTTCGAAAAGGGTTTTATTAACTTTATGCCACTCTTTCATATCAATTTCGGCATCTTGAATGTTACCACTAAACCCCCCTGATGATTGATGTAACATAGTTCTTGAAAATCTCAATGAACTTCTTTTACCTTTTGTGCCCGCTCCGAGCAATACGGAACCCATAGAAGCCGCCATTCCTGTATTGACCGTTCTTATATCACAAGCAATATAATTCATAACATCAACCATAGAAAGACCTGATTTGACCGAGCCTCCACCGGAGTCAATATGCATTGTAATATCCGCCTTGTCTGTATTATCCAAAAACATTAGTTGGGCTTGAACAATGGTAGACATTCTATCGTCAACAGGACCCGCAACCCATAAAATTCTGTCTCTCATCAATCTTGAAAAAATATCAATTTGTGTTGCTCTCATTTCTCTTTCTTCCAAAATATAAGGAGTCATTGAGGACTCAATCTGAGAGTTGTGGTAATGAAGGTCTAAAGACCCCTTTCCTAAATGTTTAGTGTAATAACTACTAAATTCGCTTGAAATATTCATATTTAAATTTTTATTCGGTGTAATGTGAAATGAAATAATCGTATTCTTCTCCTACTTTAGGATAAACATAAAAAATATGGTCCCTTGTTATCTCGTGTCTTGTGTTTTCCGTTTCCAATATAAAAATTTCAGTTTTTAGGCTATCAATTTTTTTACGTGATGAATCAATAGTTTTTTTTTGTGTTGATAATGATTCTTTTACTACCTTGAGTTCCATCTCATTTTTATATGATTTTAATACATAAACCAATAATAGGATTGACATTGAGATTATTAAAATTTCTCGTGAATAATGGGTTAATTTTGAAATAAATTTTTTCATTTTTGGTATGTTTTTACAAAAGTAAGAAATATGTTTAAATAAAACAAATAAAAAATGGGGGTGGTTAACCCCCAATAATTTTATTTTGTATTTTTTTGAATTTTATGGTTAAAGATTTTCCATTTTTCTTTTCACCTGTCTCATATATTTTCCAAAAGTTGCCCTTTTGATAATAATAAATATCACAATACCCTTTGTAATGTCAAACATTTTATCTATTTTTGTGTAAAATTAATATTATGAAACCTATCGCACTCACTTACGATGACATCCAACTTGTTCCATCTTATTCAGAAATCACCTCAAGAAAAAATATAGATTTAACAACAACTGTTACAAAAAGATATAAAATTAAAATTCCCTTTGTCACCGCACCTATGGATACGGTATGTGAAGAAGAAATGGCTGTTAAACTTGCTCTTATGGGTGGGATTGGTTGTATTCATAGATTTATGACAATTGATTCTCAGATTAAAATGGTTCAAAATGTCATTAGTAGAACTTCACCCGATATATTAGTTATGGCGGCAGTTGGAGCGAATGGTGATTTTTATGAAAGGGCTCAAGATTTAGTGACTTCGGGTGTAAAAATCATTTTAATTGATGTTGCTCACGGTCACCACAAGAACGTTAAAGATGCAATACATAAAATCAAATCGATTAACTCAAATGTAGATGTAATTGCCGGAAATATTGCAACTCGTAAAGCTGCCGAAGACTTATGTGATTGGGGTGCGGATGGGTTACGTGTGGGGATTGGTGGAGGTTCGTTATGTACTACAAGAATAAAAACAGGTTTTGGACTTCCAAATGTTTCGTCATTGTTGGAGATAGTTCCTTATTCATCAGTTCCTGTGATAGCTGACGGAGGAATCAGAACAAGTGGTGATATTGCAAAAGCATTGGCTTTAGGTGCAAGTAGTGTTATGATTGGTTCTCTTTTGGCGGGGACTGAAGAGTCTCCCGGTTCAATTATTGAAAAACCAACAGGATTATATAAGAGATATAGAGGTGCTGCGTCTTTAGAAACCAAAATGACACACGGTCAGGAACAAAGAAATGTTGAGGGTGAGAGTACAATTATTCCATATAAAGGTGGTGTAAAGTATGTTATCGAGGGTCTTTTAGATGGGGTTCGTTCCGCATTCTCATATGCAGGGGCAGATAATTTTTCAACCTACAATCCTGATTGGGTTCAAGTTACCAATGCTGGACAAAGTGAAGCTAAACCACACTTAATTTACTAAAATGACTAATTTATTACAAGGTTTATTATTTATGTTTGTTGCACAAATTGGGACTTTTATCCAATTAAATGTTTCGGCAAAGTATAATTGGTTTGAAAAATATCCAATACAGATTTTGTTATTCAGTGTACCAATTAGTTGGTTATACATCATTTCTGTAAAAAAATTAATTCAATCCTTTGAAGGAGAGCTTTGGCCACAAAGAATTTTAGGTTTTGGTGTTGGAATAATTGTTTTTGCTGCAATGTCATATATATTTTTTAAAGAACCGATAACACTAAAGACAATCATATGTTTAATTTTGTCTTGTATAATAATCTTAATTCAAATATTATTTTAAAATGTGGGTAATTGTAAAACTTATTGAAAATGAAAAAGGTATCAAGATGCCTGTTATTATCTTGAATGAAGACCACGAAATTTGGGAATTTGATTCCGAAAACAAAGCGGAAAAAATGAGACAAATATTCCAAGAAAATTCTGATTCAGGTTACGAATATATCATAAGAAAAATTTAAAATGGCACACCCAATTTTACACGCAAAAAGTTCTGCCAAAAAATTTGGTGGTAAATGGGAGGATTATATCCATCTTCACGAATGGTTAGATGAAACTAAAGGATGGTTTGGTGATTCTATGCATAGAATGTTTAGACATCACTCTGAGGGTATTTTTGAGCTTGAAAAAAGGTTTGGTTCGGAGTTTAGAAATAGTGATGGAAAAATAGTATATACTCGTTATGTTGGAGAACAACACGTAAAAGAAGATTGTAATAATTATATTCCAACAGCAAAAGAATGGGTTATGAATATTCAAGAAGGAAATAAACCCCTGTGGATGTTAAAAACTACGAAACTTGAGTTTGAAGACTAATATTTATTAATATGAATAATTTTTTTGACGAAAAGGATATAAAATCTTTGGATTTTTTTAGTAAATATTTAACATCAATGGGTGTTAAAGGTTATGCCGAAATGGAGATGCACTACGGAGACTATTTTGGTACATTTGAATATAAAAAAGGAGAAATACCGTCTCATTTATCTAATAATTATAGAGTTGAGGTCCCACCATTTATTTTTCCTGTTATTAATAAAGTTATGGAAGAGGCGTATAAGGTTTATTATGAATTAGATATTAATGAAGAATTGAGTTACGAAAGAATAGATTTGACAATAAATACCAAAGAAAAAGAAATCATTGTTGAGTTGTACGGCAGTTATTACGGTAGTGAAAGTGGTGGTGGAATATCTTGGGATTTAGATGAAGAAGAGCCTGGTAGTATTTTACATAAAATTTTTGAAACTTTGAGTGAAATAGGACCTGAAAAAAAAGAATTTAGATTAAGTTATAATGGTAGCGGAGATAGTGGTTATATTGAAGATTCTTTTTATAGTGGTGAATCGGTTCCTGCGGATATTGAAGATTGGTGTTATAGACAACTTGAAAACAATTATGGTGGTTGGGAAATAAACGAAGGTAGCGACGGATATTTCTTATTCAATATGGAAGAAAAGACTGTTTCATTAGACCACACATATAATACTGAAGAATCTATTAGTGAAAATCTATTTAGAGAAAATTATTAAAAAGTTTGAAGTAAAAAAAAATAGACCCAAACTTTGAAGTTTGGGTTTTTTATTTTATCTTTGACATAGTTCTTTAAGAAATTGCCTTGGTGGTGTAATTGGTAGACAAATTGGTAAACACAAATATTTATTAGTATGACTAAACCATATGTATATAAAATAACGAGTAAAAATGATGAAGTTTATTTTGGTGTTAGATGGGATTATACAGGTGAGGCAAGTAATGATTTGTGGAAAAAGTATTTCACTTCATCCACTACAGTTAAAGAATTGATAATTCAAGAAGGTGTTGATTATTTCAAACCCACTATTGTTAATTTTTTTGACTCCAAACAAGAAGCCTTGGAATTTGAATATTCTTTAATAAAAGAAAATTTAAATAATCCAAAATTACTAAATAAATCAATGGGTAAATGTACCATTTGGAACGATGATTTGAAAAAACAAGTTTCAAATAGTGTTAGAAAATTATGGGAAAACGAAGAATACAGGTTAAGAGGTAAATTGAAATCTTCAGGGGTAAATAATCATAATTTTGGAATTAAACCTTGGGAAAATATAAATTCGAATATTGAAAGTTGGGTTAAAGTAAAAAAAATTTACGAGGACTTTCAAACTGAAAATTGGAATTTAAAAAAGTATGGGTTTGGTAGAGATTTTGTCATCAGAAGGTATGGTGTTTGTCAGGGCACCGCTAGAAAATTTTTATCTTTATTGAAAGATGGTTGGAACCCACTTGAAGATGAAAATTATATGAAGTTTTTTGAAAAAAATGCTCTGGTGTTGTAAAGGTAGCCAAGGATGACTTAAAATCATTTGGACAGTAATGTCCGTGCCAGTTCGAATCTGGCTCAGAGCACTTTCGTGGTGAATAGTCGGAAAAAGAGTGATTCGGTCAGTGCGCATACTCCGACACAAATGAGTAAGACCTTCCTTTTCGTAGCTAAAAAAGGGTTCACCACATTTTTGGGTCCATAGTTTAAGGGAAAAACGGTAACCTTCTAAGTTTCTAATCCTAGTTCGAGTCTAGGTGGACCTACAAAAAAACTTTTATGTTTGAAATTATTTTTGGTGCCGTTTATGGTTTATTTTTAGGTTTTTTTCTATTCTTATATAATAAAGAAAAAAACAAAGATTTATGAAAAAATTAAAGTATGATTGATGAGATTATTATTTACCATATTGTTAGTTTGTTTGGGATTTATTTGTCATTCACAAACAATTATTTTAGACACTGCGATTAACTCGTTCTATCAAGAGTGGAAAGATGTCCCATATAGATTTGGGGGTAATAGTAGAAAAGGAATAGACTGTTCTAAATTCACCAAACGTTTTTACAAGGATGTTTTTGAGATAGAAATTCCACCAACCTGTAGGACTCAATACCAAAACGGGATTGTAATTGATTCAAATGATTTAAGGATTGGAGATTTAGTTTATTTTACGAGTAAGGTCAGTCCAAGTGGTTGGCACTGTGGAATTTACATAGGTAATGATGAGTTTTTACACGC